TGCTGCTCCAGCACCTTTTTCAGGTATCTGCCCGTATGACTGCTGGGATGTTCTGCCACCGTTTCAGGGGTACCAACAACCACGATCTCTCCGCCATTGTCGCCTCCTTCTGGACCGAGATCGATGAGCCAGTCGGCACAGCGGATCACATCGAGGTTGTGTTCCGTTATCCGAAGATCCTTGTAGGGATCTTAGATTTCGAAGATTGATTCTCACATAAGCCAGATTCCAAGCCATTCTCCCAAGAAATCTCCCAAATTCTCCCAGTTGGCTACGAACAGCTACGGAGACACAATCATGGCTTGGCTTCATGTCGCAGGCAGCCATATAACATTCTCATCGATCAACACGATCCTTGAGGAAAGCACCTTCTCTACGAAACAACAATGGTGCCGTTCAACTTCGGGTGAGGATTGACGGCAGAGACCATTTCATCAATCGTCTCGGTCGTTGGGATGATCCTGTTGCCATTGCCAAAGCAGAGGCACTCAGCGCCAAACTCTTGAGTGATTACCAATCAGGTTCACTCGACCGATCCTTGAGAATTTATCAACCACTGATCAATGGTCACGATCTCGCCCTTCTGGAACGACTCAGGATCAACGCAGAGACGCTTCGCCAGAAAAGAGCGATCCATGCCTATCGAGTGGTCAAACGCTACGGGAAACCCCTGAGATCACTTACTGACACTCAGGAGTTCATTCGCTGGGCACAGGAAGATCAGAATCTGACTAACAGAACCATCATCGGCATTCTCTGCGAATGTAAGCGATCCAATCCAGAAAGCAAGCATCTGTTTCAGCACAACCTACGCTACAAAAAATCAGTTGCCCAATCCGATGTTCTGAGCAGAGAAGAAATCAGAACCATCCTTACTGATCTGAAAGAAAATGACCAGTGGTTCTATCCTCTTTTCTCAGTATGGTTGAGCACGGGTCTGCGGAATGGTGAGATTCGTGGGTTGACATGGGATTGTGTTCGCTGGGAAGAAGGCGAACTGCTGATCTCCAAATCACTTCGCACTGATGGGTTTAATGGCATGAATGTTACATGGGCATCTACCAAAACTGGTCGTGACCGCATCGTGCCCATGTCAGTAGCAGTCAACCAGATTCTCCAGCAGCACAAAGTATCGATGGAAGCACTGGGGATCTATGACCCACATGGATTGGTCTTCGTAACACCAAGAAATCACAGAAGCATTTACGACGATCTCATCGGCAGACGCTGGAAACAATCTCTTCAACGCTGCGGGATCAAGCATCGACGCCTCTACGCTCAGAGACACTCATTCCTATCCCACGCTTTAGCGATGGGCAACTCTCCCGCAGATTTAGCGCAGATTGCTGGTCACAGCACACAGATGCTACTCAAGACCTACGCAAAACCTACAGGAAGAGTTCAGATTCCCAACTGGATAGGAGCATAAAGTTGTTAATTATTAAATCTATAAAAGTGGGTGCGTGGCACAGCATTAAATGACATTATAAAAATAGCTTGGTATTCTATCTCGGTGGTCTTACCCTGCTAATTATCAGTATTTCAACACATTACGGCAAATATTTTCTCCATTCCCCATAAATATCTGAGCAATTAGTGCTCACTCGGTCGATAGAGGAGATTCACGCTAACAGCAATTAATCAAATATGGTGGCAGCGGCGATCAATCGCCAGTGCTTCAGCATGAGAAGAATTCAGAATATTTTCTATGACATCAATTTACCAAGAAGAACGCCAAAGATCAAAACGATTCAGACAGCAAATCAAAGAACTCATCTTCAAGCAACTAACAACAGGAATGAACCCCTATTGGTTCATTAGTTTCCACTACACTGACAACAAAACAAAGGAAGATGAGATTCTTTGGGATATAGCTGATCTGAAAAATAAGATCCACAGATTTGCCTACAAGAATCGAGATCGAACCATCAAGTGTGCTGGGTCATTCCCCTATCCAAGAATGTTATTCTTCAACGAACAGAGTCATTCAGGAACTGGTCAATATCATACCCACATGATTCTTGAAAGAATGCCAGCGATTCTAAATACTCAGGTAGGCGTTGAGAATCTCTTTCGGAAAGAACTACCAGCAAAAATCAGGTGTCTGTCGAAATGGAAAAGTATAGACATTCAGAGAATATCGTGCGAAGACAAGGATTTGAGAAAGTTGGCAAGTTACTTGGGTAAGCAGTCAGATCTCACCATGATTGCCTTCGATGCGTTCAATAGCGATTTGGATCATAAATTACCTAATAACAATCATCAAGAGAAAGCATGAAAATAATTACAATCAAACTAACATCAGTTGAAGCTACGATGTTATTAGAATTACAGAAAGTCGAGAAGGAGTACGGCGATATTAACAAACTTGTCAAAAACTTAATTCGAATCAAATACGAGAAGATGTGCGCTTAACATCAGATTCCACATCAAAGGTATCGAATACAGGGAAGAATATGCCAACTATTTCTTAATATGGTATAATGAAAAAAATCAGTAAAATTGATGTTTACACTTGATCTCTCAGGAGTAAATCAGGAAATCTGGAATCAGTTTTACTTTTACGCAAAACAAGGTTCTAGAAATGAGTTGATCTCAATAATACCGCATGGATTCGCCTCACCAATTTATCTACGGCGATCAACAAGCGATATTGATAACTTTATCCAAATTTATCTGAGAAAAGAGTATGAGTTTTTACCAGAACAACCTAATACAATTTTAGACCTTGGAGGTTATATTGGTCTAGCGAGCACTTACCTAGCAAACAAATACCCGAGCGCAAGAATTGTTCTTATAGAACCCGATCCCGACAATTACATAATCGCTAAATTAAACTCACGCCAATTTAGCAATATTGAATGTCTTAATGTTGGAGTTTGGTCTAAGACATGTGATCTAACAATCTCGGCCAAGGTTGGTGGAGATTGGGGCACTATGGTTCGTGAGGTATCAGAAGGCGAGGAAGTGTCACCAAGAATAAAGGCGATGTCTGTTATCGATATTATGAGGTTTGCCAAGATAGAATACATCGACTTTCTCAAGATTGACATCGAAGGATCCGAAAAGGAAATATTTTTACACCCCCATGCTAAAGAGTGGATTAGAAAATCTAAGGTAATATCGTGTGAGTTACACGATAGAATGGTCGAAGGGTGTAGTGATGCTTTCCATAATGCCATAAGTGGCGAAGGATTCACACATGGAAAACATGGTGAATTTGACTTTTACATTAGAAATTCAAGAATTTCATCAGAGGGTAATTAAAATTAAATTGCCTGACTCTCTAATTCGTGTTGGCAAGTCAACTCACTAGTCAACTCCAAGTCCCTTCCCTCCCCCTCCAAACCCCACCTAAGCCGCCACCACCTCTGGCGGATGCTGCTCCAGCACCTTTTTCAGGTATCTGCCCGTATGACTGCTGGGATGTTCTGCCACCGTTTCAGGGGTACCAACAACCACGATCTCTCCGCCATTGTCGCCTCCTTCTGGACCGAGATCGATGA